ACAAAAGTTAAAGTTTGGGGATAAGATGAACATATCACAAGAGGGTATAGCTTTAATTAAAAAGTTTGAAGGCTGTAGGCTTGAGGCATATCAGGACTCAGTAGGGATTTGGACAATTGCATACGGCACTATTAAGGGCGTTAAAGAAGGCGATAAAATAAACCAAGACGAAGCAGAGCATTTACTACAAGAAGAACTGCCTGAATACGAGGGCTATATAAATGATATGGTTGAAGTACCCTTAGAACAAAATCAATTTGATGCGCTTTGTTCTTGGGTTTACAATTTGGGACCAACTAATTTAAAAGAATCTACAATGCTAAAAGTATTAAACGAAGAGAAATACACAGAAGTACCACAACAAATTAAACGTTGGAACAAAGCTGGAGGTAAGGTTCTTGATGGCTTAATTCGTAGAAGAGAAGCAGAAGCTTTATTATTTGAAGGAAAAGAATGGCTGTAACTAAAATAATATTTAATCCGGGGATCAATAAAGAGTTTACTGATCTTATGGATAAAGGCGGATGGTCTGATGGAAACCTAGTTAGATTTAGAAAAGGACTGCCAGAAAAGATCGGTGGCTGGGAAAAAACAGTTACATCTTCTTATGAAGGTACAGGTCGTGCACTAACAGCATGGGTTGCTCTTGATGCTACAAGATATTTAGGATTAGGAACAACTACCAAATACTATATTCAGAGTGGAGATAATTTTAATGATATTACACCTATAAGAAAAACAAGCACTAACTCTATTACCTTTGCAGCAACAAACGGTTCTTCAACGATTACCGTAACTGACTCTAGTCATGGAGCTGTAGTAAACGACACTGTAACTATTAGCGGTGCTGTTAGTCTAGGAGGCTTAGTAACTGCAGCTGTTTTAAATCAAGAGTATCAAATCGCTACAGTCACAGGAACAAACACTTACACCATAACAGCTAAAGATACTTCTGGAGCTACAGTAACAGCTAACTCTAGCGATAGCGGTAACGGTGGATCAGGTGTAGATGGCGTTTATCAAATTAATGTAGGTCTAGATACTTATGTAGAGTCTACAGGGTGGGGAGCAGGACTTTGGGGAGCTAGTACATGGGGTTCTGCTACTGCTTTAAGTGAAACAAATCAATTAAGATTGTGGTCTCATGATGCTTTTGGTGAAGACTTAATTATTAATCCAAGAAATGGTGGCATATATTATTGGGACGAAAGCAGCGGTTTATCTAGTCCAGCTGTTAACATTACCACTTTAGCAGGAGCAAACTTAGCTCCAACTAAAGGCATTCAAACTATTGTTAGTGATATTGATCGTCACGTTATTGTATTAGGTGCAGATCCAATTGTAGGTAGTGCTAGAACAGGATCAATAGATCCTTTACTAATAGCATTCTCTGACCAAGAAAGTGCTACTGAATGGGAGCCTACTTCTACTAACACAGCAGGATCATTAAGACTGTCATCAGGATCTCAAATAGTTGGTGGGTTAAGATCAAGACAAGAAACCCTTATATGGACTGACACTTCTTTATATAGCATGCAGTTTGTTGGTGCTCCATTTACTTTTGGAATAAATCTTATTAACGAGAACGTAGGATTAATATCTCCAAATGGAGTAGTCAATGCACCTGATTCAGTTTATTGGATGGCAAGAGATGGATTCTATTCTTACTCTGGTTCTGTTAGCAGACTAACATGTTCTGTTTTAAATTATGTGCTTGATGACTTTAATCAAGGTCAAGCATTTAAAGTTGTAGCATTTACCAACAGAGAGTTTAACGAAGTTGGTTGGTTCTATCCTTCAGGTTCATCTTCTGAAAACGACAGATATGTTGTTTATAACTATTTAGAAGGTGCATGGAGCATCGGAGAGCTATCGCGTACAGCCTGGTTAGATGATGGAATCTTTCAAAAGCCAAGGGCAGCCGGCAAAGACAGTTCTGTTAACTACCTTTATACACATGAAAACAGTGACGATGCAGACGGCTTACCAATGGACAATGTGTTTATAGAGTCTGGTGATATTGATATTGATGATGGAGAAAAGTTTGGCTTCGTAAAGAAAATTATTCCAGATGTTAAATTCTTTGGTGACAACTCTAGTGCTGGTCAAATTAACTTTGTATTAAAAACAAGAAACTTTCCGGGAGATAGTTTATCTACTAACTCCACTAACAACGTGACTAGCAGTACACAACAGAACTATGTTAGAGCTAGATCTAGGCAAATGGTATTTAGAGCACAGTCGGATGATGATGCAGCCACAGGGCTAAGAACTGGTTTTAGATGGAGACTTGGAGCAAACAGATTTGAGATAAGGCCTGACGGCAAAAGGTAATGGCAAAACTTTTACCAAGTAGACTACCATTAGCTTTAAACAATGTTGATTCAACAACGTTCAATCGTCTAGTTAGAATACTAGAAATTAACTTAGGACAGTTCGATCCTAACTCAACACCACAGTTTAATGATTCTGAGATTACTACTTTGGCTTTTAATCAAGGTGATGTAATATGGAATACGTCTATCGGTGTATTGCAAGTATATACTGGCAACCGATGGGTACAGTTACATACTCCTGTGAATCCACAGGGTTACGAGCTGCAGTCATCATTAGGTTCTGTTACGATTAAGGTAGCAGGAAATACTACAATAACAATATAATAAGATTAACAATGAAAAGTTTATCTGAAGGAAATAAAGGCATAAAAGCCTTAGCTAAAAAGAATCCAGCACTTGTTGAAAACAGATTTGGGTATGATGTACCCGGTTATGATCTAGGTGGAATTGCAAGCATTCCTGATCTTGGAAATATTGAAAGGTTCTTAGAAAGAAATCCAGACTTTGATTACATGAGAGATGTATTAGGCGTTGCACCTTCCGATCAAGTAGCTACTGACCAAGTAGTTAGTAACATACCTGAATCAGACCGTCTTGCTATGGCTTATGGCGCACCGCAAGTAGGTGACGGCAGAGGTTCTTTGTATCAAGACTTACAATATAAAGATATTGCTCCAGGACAAGACATATCAATTGATGCAAGAGATGAAACTCCTGCTGCTTATAGATTCTATCCAAGTGAAGTATCAAAAATATATTCAGAAGCAAAAGGTGTACCTTTCTCACCTTTAGTTGCACCGCCTAAAGAAGCTACATACGTAGACACCTTAGGTTCAAGACGTATACAAAGCCAGCTATATGCTAAAGATGGTACTTACGTTGACGCACAAGAGTTTCCAGAAAGAGAAGAATTAGTAACAGGTCCCGGTGGCGAGCGAGGAGACAAGATACCAGCTATGTTAAGCGATGGTGAATTTGTTTTTAACTCAGCTGCAGTCAGAGGTATGGGCATTATGGCCGGTGCAAACCCAGAAGATGAATACGAACAAAGATTAATGGGTGCTCGTCAGATGTATGACTTTCAAAAACAAGCCGAAGAAATGGCTAAAATGTATAAGTAATGGGAATATTTAGCAGTAAAACAAAAGTAGCACCGCCAGCAGATGTTATAACTACGCCTCAAACTGGCTATAGTTTTGTATCTCCATATATGGAGGACTACTCTAGAAGGCTATTAGCTTCTTACTTTGGATCTCCGGGAGAATACGAAGGGTTAATATCTCAAGCTAAAGATATACCTATAGAACAAACAGCAGGACTTACACCATTACAAATACAAGCCCGTCAAGCAACAGCTGGACTAGGAGACTTTCAAGGAAGCCTAGACCAAGCATCTGGGTTGTATGGTAAACAAGAAGCTAACTTAGATGCTGCTATGGGTTTCTTGCCACAGGCTCAAGCTGGTATTCAAGAAGGCATAGGCTTTCAAAGAGAAGGATCTGATTTAACGAGAGGAGCTGGAAGGTTCTCAGATGCAGCAGAAAGAATGATAGGCACAGGCGCAGAAACTGTAGCCGGTGGTATAGGTGCATTACAAAGAGCAGAACAAAGTGCTTTAGGATCTACTAGAATGTTTGATCCAGTTTCTGCATCTAGGTTTATGGATCCTTACGAAGATCAAGTAGTTCAACAGACTTTAGAAGATATTAACAGACAGTCAGCACAGGCAGACATTGGACTTAGAGA